AAGGGCTACAACGTGAACATCGTGCACGGTGACGGGGCGCTCACGGCCACGTACACCACGCCATCGGGCACCAGCCCCGGTGACGCTGCACTCGCAACCCCTGAGCACATCGCCGAGCAACTGTACAACCAGCTTGCCGGTGACTCGTTCAGCGACGTTCGCATCACTGGTGTGAACGGCACCGGGACGGGCCACGTGTACGACTTCCAACTGCAAGAGAACATCGGCAGCAGCATCACGCCGAACTGGGTGAACCGCACTGCGCCGTTTGAAATGACGGCATCGCGGATTGCCGACGGGTTCTTGCGCTTCCGGTATGAGTCGGAGGACGGTGAGGCCGTGTCGTTCAACTTCCAAGTGAAGGTGGGCGGCGTGTGGCAGGCAGCGGTGTACACGTCGAGCAGCATCGCGCTGTACTGGACGGACATCGGCCAGCCCGCGTACGAGACTGTGCCGCTCCCGGTGTTCACCTCGCAGGTGACGCTGACCGGCGACCCCACGTTGTTCGTGCAGCGTGACGGCCCGTACGTGTTCGTGTCCCGCGCAGGCGGCATCAGCGTGAACACCAGCGTCGGCTCTGGGTTCATGGTGGCGTCGAAGTCTGGTGTGGTGCCCAGCACTGGGAGCTTGCCCGCACGACTGCCCAGCGCGGCCAACGGCTTCATCTGCCGCGTCGGCACCGGGGACTCGCCGCAACACTATCGGTACAATCACCTCACGACCGAGTGGAGTGAGACAGGTGCATGGGGAAGCCCGAACCGCATCACGAACGTGCCGATCAGCATTCTGTGGAACGGTACGGCGTGGGCGTTGAAGACGACTGCGTTCGATGGCCGCAACGCTGGCGATGACGACTCGAACGAGTTGCACGAGTGGATGACGTACGGCATCACAGGAATGGGCACCTACCAAGGTCGCCTCGTGCTGATGTCCGGGCCGCTGGTGTCTCTCAGCGCCAGTAACAAGCCCCGGCAGTTCTTCCGCAGCACGGTGTCGAGCCTGCTGAACTCTGACGCAATCGAAGTCGGTGCAGGCATGAACAGCGCCGCCGCGTACGAGTGGGCCATCCCGTTCCAGAAAGACCTCGTGTTGTTCAGTCGGACGTACCAAGCTGTGATCCCATCGGGGAACTCGGCCATCACCCCGGCCACGGCCACGGTGGTGCCGACCTCGGCGCATGAGACTGACACGACCAGCAGCCCGATCACGTTGGGCCGCACGCTGATGTACTGCACCCCGAAGTCTGAGGACTTCTTCGGCGCGATGGAAATGATCCCGTCGAACTACACGGACTCGCAGTACGTGTCGCAGGACAGCACGCCGCACCTCCCGAAGTACATGGGCGGTCGGTGCCGGTTCGCTGTGTCATCCGGTGTGGCCTCGCTGGCGCTGTTCTCACCGAGCGGCGACCCGCACACGCTGGTCGTGCATGAGTACCACTGGGATGGTGACAGTAAGGTGCAGCAGGCGTGGCATCAGTGGACGTTCGAGTACCCCATCGCGTTCGCGTACTTCGCGAGTGATGTGGTGGTGCTGGCGTTCATCCAGAACGGGAACATCGTGCTCGGTACGGTTGACCCGCGTGCGGGTGCGCTGAACGCTTCGAGTGAGCGTCGGCCATTCCTAGACCTGAACGTGTCGGCGAGCATCGTGGACAACACGGTGACGATCCCGGCATGGATGCTGTCGTTCGACCCGCTGATCCGCGACAAGCTCAAGCTCGTCATGGTGACTGGGGCGCTGGCCGGGGAGGAAGTGGGCTTCACGAACGGGGCCACGGCGAACACGCTGACCACTGTGCTCTCGCACCCGAGCGGCACCGTGAGCATCGGCATCCCGTATTACAGCGGGGTGATCCCGTCTCCGCCTGTGGTGAAGGACTACAACGACCAGACGATCCACTCTGGCAAGGCAACGCTGCAACGCTACATGGTGGGCACCAAGAACTCGTCCGAGTTCACGGTGAACGTCACGGATGCGTACAGCACTGGCGAAGACCTCGCCGTGCCCACGCTGTCGTGGTCGAGTCCCGAGCTTGAACTGGGCCGTGGCCTGTACGCTGACACCAGCATCAGCATCGTTCCGTGTCGAACTGACCTCCGCAGCACTACGATGGCGGTGTCAACAGAAGGCACGGGTGAACTCAACATCACGTCACTGGAATACGTGGCGAAGCACCACCCCAAGATCAAACGGAGGTAACATGGAAATCGAAGTGATGCGCGAACGCGCGCTACAACTCGGACGCCGCGAGGCGATTCTGCGATTGCAGGATGCAATCATCAGTGAAGGTCGCGATGTCGGCCCCGCGTCGTGCCCGGTCAAGCATCACTTCGCTCCGGGTTCCTACGGGAGAGAAATGACGCTCCCCGCTGGCCTCGTGGTCGTGGGGAAGATTCACAAGCACGCGCACATCAACGTCATCAGCAAGGGACGTGTGCAAGTGTTCACGGAGCAGGAGGGCGTGCTGGAACTCGCCGCCCCCTGCACCTTTGTTTCCAGCCCCGGCACCAAGCGTGTCGTGCAGGTGCTGGAGGAAACCGTGTGGACTACGGTTCACGTAACAGACAAGACAGACCTCGCCGAAATCGAACGCGAGGTGATCGCAACAGATTTTATGGAGGTCGAGCAATGACTTGGTATGCGGCAGCCGCTGCGGTGGCGACATCCTTGTACAGCGCACAATCATCAGCGAACGCGCAGGCGAAGGCCGTAGGCGCTGCATCACGTGCGGAAGGTGAGGCCATCGCGAAAGAGCGACTGAACGCCACCATCCGCAACTCGTACAACACCGCGCTTGCGCAGATGAACTTGGGCCTGAAGAAGAAGCAACTGAGTCAGCAGGCTGGGGACATTCGTGCAGCGACCCTCGCGGCGAAGGGTGACGCTACCCTCGCAGCAGCAGCCACCGGCAGCATTGGCGCAAGCACGAACGCAGTCGTGAGCGACATCGAACAGAAGTCGCAGGCTGCGCTGGATCAGACGACCGACGCATTCGAGAATGCAGTCGAGAACTACAACATGGACTTGCAGATGATGGTGATTAACACCGACCAGTCTGCGCCGAACGTCCGCCCTGTCGAGTACCACGGCCCCTCGGGCGGTGAAATGCTGGGCATGGCTTTGATGCAGGGCCTCGGCTCGTTCGCATCGAACTACGCAATGCGCAAGATGTCCCTCGGCCTCGGCAGCACGCCCGGTGGCACCAACGTGGGCAGTTCCTCGGGCACCACGATGAGTATGCTCGGGAACTCTTGGGGCACCCGCAACATCGGATAAGGGGAAAACATGCAACGTCAATACCAAGCACCGGAGTTCCGCGTGCGTGACACTCGGGAGTTCCAGCGGTCGCAAGTGGCTGCTGCCGACNNGCGCGAGTACCAGCACTCGCAGGTAGCGGCTGCGGACACCCGCGTGTCCCCTCCGATGATGGTTGGGGATGACTCGTGGCGCGACAAGATGCTGGAGCAACTCGGCGGCACCGCTGCGAACATGCTGAACAAGATGGCGGACATTGAGTTCAGCAACCTGTACCTCGAAGGGCAGGCCAAGGCAGGCGTGATCGAGTCCGAGGAAGAACTCCAAGGAAACCCGCTGACCCGCGACTGGCAGGTTGCAGGCTACCGCGACACGATGGGCAAGCTCGCACTCGCCGACACTGAGGCACAGTTCGCAGTGGACATCGCGAAGCTGCGCGAGAAAGGCCCGGAGGAAATTCAGGCGTACCTCGCCACCCGCCGTGAGAAGCTGATGCCTGCGCTGGGCAGCATGTCCCGCGAAGCACGCGCTGCTGCCGCTGGGCAACTGCTGCTGCAAGACCGTGCGGCCACGAAGACGTGGACGACCGAGCACGCGAAGTTCATCATCGAGCAGAAGTCGCAGGCCGTGCACACGCAGTGGAACACTTCGCTGCGCACGCTGGGCAACGCTCAGATCAAGAAGCAACTCGGCGAGCTTCAGGACAAGGACTACAACGAGCAACTGCGCAGCACTGTCGGCACGATGGTGCAGTCTGTGTGGATGGATGCCTCGCTGCCGCAGGGCGTGAAGCAGCAACTCACGTTTGAAATGTTGCAGAACGCGCTGACGAACGACTCGGTTGACCTGTACGACTTCGTGGCATCGAACGAAATCCCTGACGGGGCAGGCGGTGCCAGTACCCTGATGTCCCGCCTGACCGGCGAGCAGCAGGGCAAGGTGGCGAACTCGTACCGCGAGGCGCAGAGCCGCACACGCGATGCCCGCAACATGGCAGTCGCTGCACAGGTGGCGAACCTCGAAGCGCAGATCGACAACGATGCGTACACCGGCACGTACGAAGACCTGACTTCAATGCTCGACCCAATGCTGGTGTCCAAGGGCATCACTGGCGAGCGTCGGCAGGGCATCATCAACAAGTTCCTCGACAAGCAGTACAAGGGTGAGCAGAACTCGGCACTCGCCGAACTGTACCTGCGTGGCGACCTTAACGGCATCTTCAGCGCCGGGAAGGAACAGGCGGACGGCCTGAAGGCACTGGATGCGATGCTGACACGCCGTAAGGCAAGTCCTGAGCAGCGGCTGCAAGCGTACCTGCAATCCGGCCTGAACGGCATGAGCGGCGGCTTCAAGAAGGCCGGTGAGGTGCTGGGCACGGCCCTGCGCCAAGTCCGCAGCCCGGACGGCACTGTGCTGCCGCAGCACTTGGCAACTGTCCGCACGATCAACAACGCCGTGCGGCAGGCCGAGGAACGTGGGCAGACTGGCATCCGCGTGGCTCTGCTGTCGGGCTTGGCCGAGGGCGACCGCATGTTCGCTGAACGTGTGTTCGCCCAGGTCGATGGCGGTGCGTCGTACGACGAGGCCGTGCTGAAGGCCACCGACACCGAGGCGAAGGAGGCTCAACTCACGCCCGCTGTGAAGGCTGCGCAGACCCAGCAAGTCGCCAAGGCTGTGACCGCCGAGATTGCGGCCCTTGAGCCGCGTGGTGTGTTGTCGAGCACTTGGACGTGGGCGAAGTCGATCTTCAGCAGCAATGCTGCATCCGATCTGCGACTGCGCCCGTGGTCGAGTGTGGGCGACCGTGACGGTTGGTTCAGTGATGGCCCGACCGTGCAGTTCTACACCCAGCGCGTCCGCGAGGAACTGGCGAACGAGGCGAACCACGTGCTGCTGCAAAGCCCCGGCGCATCTGCCGATCAGGTCATCAGCGTGGCGAAAGCCAACGTGGCGGCACGTACGATCAGCACGCGCTTCGGCCCGCTGACCATGCCGCGCAACTTGAAGCTCGAAGACGCCTTCGGGGTTGGTAGGGGCAACCAAGCCGCCATCGGCCCCGCCCTCGACGCGATGCTGAAGGAAACCAAGGAAGATGCGAACTGGCAGCTTGCGTTCGTGAATGGCCGACTGTTTGCGCAGGAGGTTGACCGCACCGGCCAACGTGTCGGCACCGGCACGTACCTGAACCCGAAGGACATCGGCAAGAAGATCAAGCAGATGACCGACTCCGAGCAGGAGAAGGCGAACACCGTGTTCGGCTCTGGCCGTCGCGTCCAGAAGGACGGCGTGACGGTGCAGTTCAACGGGGTGAACACCGCAGGCGTCCCGGCAACGTGGATGATGGGCTTCCGTGACAACCTCGTGAACCACGAGGGCATCCGGGCCAAGCCGTACCAAGACCAGTCCGGTGCGAAGGACACCAAGGGCAACCCGATTATGACGGTTGGCGTTGGCGTGTCGTCGCACAACCCGCGGTACCCGAAGGTTCAACCTGACGGCAGCGTGAGGGTGGAGGACATTCGCCGCAGCTTCTTGGACGCATCGAACGATGCAGCCATTGTGGGCAGCAAGGTGGCGCGGGACTTGGGCCGACACGATCAGCCCACGTTCCTGCTGATGTCTGAGCTTGCGTACCAATCAGGTCTCACGTTCATGTCGCAGCAGAACAAGACGGGCGAGCGTTACCGCGAGTTCGCGAACGTGCTGAAGACTGGCAACGTCGAGGCCGCACAGGAGGCGTTCAAGCGCACTGCTGCGTGGTACTACAGCGCCGACCCCGAGAACCGTGACAAGATCACACCGCGTCAGCAGGACTACCTGCGACTCATTCAACAAGCACTGAAAGGATAATCAACATGGCGACTACGCCGAATGTAACTGAACTGCCTACCGTGACTGCAACGGCAACGGCCCTCAAGCCGAACCGTGAAATCACTGGCCCCTTCGGGTCTTCGGTGAACACCGCCATCCCTGAAGTGACTGACCCCGCCCTGCTGGGCGGTGCCGTGAAATCCGATGGCCACCGTGTCCCCGTCACCGATGAAACGGTGAAGGGCGACCGGGGCTTCTCGGAAGCCCGCCAAGCCCGTGACGCCCGCGCACAGCGGGAAGACTCTGGCATTCTGGCGGGCATTGGTGCCGCCGTCAATACGTGGGACACGGCCCGCCTCATCAAGCGGCTGGGTCGCCCCACATTCGATGGCGATACCCCGATCAACCAGCACGAGTACCTTGAGCACACTCCGCTCGTGCTGACCGAAGACGAACGTGAATACTTCCTCGACGTGGGCCGTGGTGTGAAGTCCGCGCAGTACGCGATGGATCAGATCACCGACCGCCGCCAAGCCGCAGCCGTGCTGGGCGACCATCCGGTTGTGGGCCTTGCCACTTCGTTTGCCGACCCGCTGTGGTTGGCTGTGCCGCCTGCCGTGCGTTTTGGCAAGGTGGCCCCGGTGGCTGGCCGCGTCATCAGTGGGGTGACTGCCGGTGCTCTCGGTGCTGGTGTCACTGCCGCAGGCGAAGGCCCGGTGTCTGACACTGAGATTGCCCTGAGCCTCGTGCTGAACTCTGCCGCTGGCGCTGCGCTGTACAAGCCCGGTAAGGGCCTCGTGCGTGCCGATACGGACTTCCCGAACAAGGCCGTCGATGACGTGCTGGCCGCTGCCGAGAAGGGTGCACAAGCATCCGTGAAGCCGCGCTACCGACTGGTCGAGCCTGAGAAGTGGGAGGAAGTGGACATTCCCGAGCAGCCCGCGAAGTTCGAGTTCCAAGAGATTCGCTCCCCGGAACTGGACAACGCCAAGCCGGGGTACAGCTATCAGGACAAGAAGTTTGCCGTCGAGTTCGACAACCCGTTGGACAAGGCAGCGTACATCGTGGCAGGCAAGGGCAAGAGCAAGGCGCACCAAGCCATTCTGGATTGGGCCGTGCGAGTCTCCGGTCTGACTGAAGCCCAACTCATTGCCCGGGGTGAGGCCATCCGCGCCGATCTGAAGGCGCGTGCGAAGTCCAGCCCCGAGGGCAAGATCAGTGCTGGCCCCAGCCCGTTCAAGTACAAGCCACGCGTGCAGCGGGTGAAGGTGGCCGATGCAGTGCCCGCCCGCAAAGAGCGCCGCAAGGTGCAGGACGCGAAGTGGGAGGAAGTGCCGCAGGAATTGCAGCCGGGTGCCGTGAACACGGAGCCGAAGGCTGTGGTGCAGGCTGTCGAGACTGCGCTGGGGCAGGAGTCCCGTGCGCGTGGCCTCGGTGCCAAGCTCATGTGGAACTTGCACAAGACCATGCAGGGATTCGGCGCTGTTGGCAAGAAGGTTGCGGACATCCTGTACGACAACAACTCCGACCTCGGCATCACGTCGGTGGAGTCGCACCGCGAGGCCATCCTGTCGAACCTGCGCACCAAGCAGTTCGAGTACGAAGACCTGCTGCGGCAGGAAATGGCCGCGCAGGGTGCAAGCCTCTGGAAGATGTTGAACCCGTTTACCAGCCGCGAGGCGTACGCAGTGCAGGCCCGGATTGAGCGCGAAGTGCAGCGTGAACTGTTCCGCCGCGAGCAGTTCCAACGTCAAGGCATCCCGCTGACCACGGAGGGTGTGAACCCGAAGATCGCCGCGATGGCTGACAAGCTGGACGAACTGCACAAGCAGGCGCTGGCCGAAATGAAGGCCGCAGGCGTCGAGGGCGCAGAGAACGTGCTGGAACGTGCGGGCTACATGAACCGCAAGTGGAGCAGTGCGAAGATTGACGACACGATTGCGCGGCTGGTGAAGCAGGGCCTGACCCGCGAGCAGGCGCACGCGAAAGTCACCGGCCTCGTGTCGCTGGCGCTGCGTCGTGCGAACTCGATGGATCAGAAGCTCGCTGACCAAGTGGGCCAAGCCATCGTGGATCGTGCGCTGCGTAAGGGGTACTTCGAGGACGCGGTGTTCAATGCACCAGCGGGGGAGGGGCAGTTGAAAGAACTGCGCGACATCCTGAAAGAGTCCAAGATGCCGCACGACGAAATCGAGCGTGCCCTGAACGTGCTCCGCGTTGCATCCGACGACGCCGGGAAGGCCGGGTACATGAAGCACCGGATGGACTTGGACTACCGCGCCACAATGCGGATCGGTTCCGAGAACATCAGCATCATGGACTTGATCGACTCGCGTGTTAGCACCATCGTGGATCAGTACGTGCAGCAAGTGGCTACGAACTCCGCGTTCGCTCGCAAGGGCCTGCGCAAGCGTTCGGACATTGAAGCACTCCGCGAGGAACTGCTGCACGATGTGCCGCTGGAGAAGCGCAAGGAGGCCGCTGACCTGTTCGACAACACTGTGGCGCACTACCGTGGCGACCCTGCCGGTGCGAAGGTGAACGACAAGTTCCGCCTGCTGCAATCGTACGGGCGCACAATCTCGCTCGCATGGTCGGGCCTGTGGCAGATGACCGAGTACGCGACCGCAATTGGCGAGTACGGGCTGGCGAAGACGTTGAAGTACGCAGCGCAGGAAATTCCGGGATTCAAGTCGCTCATGCGGCCTGACCGGGACACTGCACGCTCGCTGAACAACGTGCTCGCCGAGCACTCGTCTGCATCCATGCGCCTGCGCCCGTTCATTGCGCGCTTCGAGGACGCCTACGAAATGGACATGGGAAATGCGCTGCAACTCTCTGCGCAGTCGTGGGGCCAAATGGTTCCGTACGCGAATGCAATGAAGTTCGTGCACCACCATCAGGCCCGTGTCGTGGGCAACCTCATCCTCGACCGTGTGGAAATGGCCGCGAAGGGCAATACCAAGGCCCGCGAGGCTCTGGAGAAGTACGGTTTAGGGTTGCACGTAATGGACAAACTGGCTGCGGAAATCAAGGCCAAGGGGTTCGATGTTGACCAGTGGGATGACGCAGTTTGGGCGGAAGTTCGGCCTGCGTTCGCTAAGATGATGGATGCCGCCGTGCTCAAGGGCCGGTTGGGCGACATCCCGGCATTCGCCGCGTTCGACCCGGTTGGCAAGTTCATCTTCACGTACCGCACGTTCGTGCTGGCGGCGCACAACAAAGTGCTCGCCGGGGGCCTTGAGCGTAACGGTGCGGCGGCTGTCGGCCTCGTGCTGATGTACCAAATGCCGCTGGCACTCGCTGCCGTGCAAGCTCAATCCGTGATTCGCGGTGAGGGTACGCTCGACAGTGACGACCTCGTGAAGAAGGCCATCGGGCAGATGGGCGGGCTGGGCCTGTTCAGTGAACCGCTGAAGTGGGCTACCGGAGAATCCAACGCCGTTGGAGCACCGGGCCTCATTCCGATTGACCGGGGCGTGAAGCTCTTTCAATCGGGGATCGACCTCGACGCCGGGCAAGGGGCCAGCACTGCGCTGACCATGTTGCCGGTAGTTTCAGCCGTGCCGTTCATTCGCGGCATGGCTCAACAGATTAAGGAGTAATCAATGGCACTAAGCACCCAACGCGCTGTCTCTGACGGCACGTTGGTGCTGCTTGACCTGAGCATCCATTACCTAGACCGTTCTGAAATCGCCGTGTACTTTGATGCGGCGCTTACTACGGATTGGGCGTGGGTGGGCGAGACTGCAAAGCAGATAACGTTCA